TTTGTTTTAAAGGTTAAAGGAGGAGCCAATTGGCCCCTCCATAATTTAGAATTAAGATCCGTATCTGAACAATACGAAGTTGTTAGCACCCAAGGTACAAACACAACGCTCAGAAAGGAAGTTAACCTCCATTGCATCAAGATCGCTAGTCTGTGCACCACCAGCAGAACCAGTGATCCAAGTCTTGTATCTACGATCTTCAGTCTCAGAAGCTCTGTAACGAACGTGCAAGAATGGTCTCTTAGCGTTCTTACCAAGGATCTGGTCATATACTGTAGTAGATCCAGCAGGAACTAACAAACCAGTTACAGTGCCAGAAGCTTGAGCTCCAGTAGGCAATCCACCACGCATGGTAGGATCATTCAAATACTTCCAGTCAGACTTGTAGAAGTCATAACCTCTTCTGAATCCAGTGAAACCAAGATTCAAGGCCATGTCCTTATCATTGTCAAATAGACCATAAGAAGTACCTCCAGCTCCGTAGCTGTTCTGCTCTGCCAACATATCGTCAATGTCAAAGCTGAAAGCTCTGTTCACAAACAATACGTTCTCTTCGATAGATCCCTGCTTATCAAGACGAGAGATAATAGCATCGAAGTCAGAAAGAGTAGTTGGGTTACCCCCACCCCATACGTTACCTCTATCGTTTACAACGTAGAAGATACCCTCAGAACCTTTGTTACCAAAGTTAGGGTTCAATGCAGAGTTAGCAACACCTGATCCAGTCTCAGCAGGAACAGCTTCAATCATTGCAGTCTCAAGATAATCTTCGAAACGAAGACGAGTCTCGTGCTCAGACTTCAAATACCAAAGGTATCCAGTTGCACCATTCTCAGTAGTTACTTCTACCCATCCAATCTGAGCCATGTCAGAACCACTTACAGCGTACTTGTCTTTGATGATGATTGGAGAGTTAGAGAAGATCTCATCTTCTGCTTCCAAAGAACCAACCATTCCAACAGTACCCTTCTTAAATTCAGATCCATAGATCCATACAGACAAAATCTCAGTGTCACCGAAAGTTTGTCCACCACCTTCGTAGTAAACTACGTCAAACGTTCCATTGGTTACGTTAACAGATGTAACTAAACCCTTGTTAGAAAGACCTGTAGCATTGTCAGAAATGAATACAGTCTGTCCAGGACGAACAGCAATTCCAGATACGTTAGCATCGTTAACAGTAATAGTTGCATCATCATCGCCTGCAACACCAGAAGAGATACAGTCTACATACTTAGTATGCAAACGACCTTGCTCTGCCCACTTAATCATGTCAGAGTTAGAAGGCATTTCAGCACCTACCATACGAAGGAAAGATGCTACGGTACGATTACCATAACGCTCAAATTCTTTCTCGTAAGTATCAGGAAGATACTGGTTCAAGAAGTTGAAGTTGGTAATATAGTTAGTCGATAAAGGGACTTGCTCTGCACTTGGCTGGAGCTGATACCCTGGGCTTGGTAATACTGCCATTTTTTTTCTTTAGTTTAGTTGTTAGATTTTTTTAATACTGCGGATTTTTAGACCCTTTCCAGAATCTGGTGCAACCGCCTTCACCTGAAATCCTCCTTTAGTTACTACCTCTGGTGCCCTACGCTCAGTCATGTTTATATTTTTAGTCTTGCGTAAAACATCATCAGTTGCATCCGCTTGCCCCTGCTCATAAAAGAACCTGGCAAACTTTTCAGGATTCATTGCTATGGCTAATGATCTATGGTATCCTGCTGCATCCTTAATTAATCCACTGTCATCCAAGAACTTATTAATAAAATTCATTGGTGTTGACTGTATCTTTTTTAATTCATCAGCCGATGAAGGACTAAACGAAATCTTCTTATCATTAATGTCGAACTCAAATCCTTTGAAATCTTTACTAAAGACTTCATCTGTTTTTTGGTCGAACCATTTACGCTTCCGATCTGTCTCTTCCTGTATAGTCTTCGCCTGCTTTGTATATTGACGATAAGCCTCAAACTCTTCTTTCTCTTCCTGAGATAAGCCCATATCCCTTGACTCAAGAGGGAGCTTGTATTTCTCTTTCTGAGAATTAAAGTAGTTCTTAGCTTCTGCAATAGCTTTCTTTCTTGCAATCTTTACTTTCTTAATTCTTGACTCTTCATCCATATCCTCATCGTAGGTGTACTCCTCCATGAGAACATTAATATCTTCATCATCAAGACCATCTTGTGTACTTGCAAGATATTCTCTAAGAAGTTTATCAGGGTCCATAGAGCTGTAGTCTTTATTAACTTTAATAAAGTCATCAAACCCACGTCCTGTATCCTTCTTAAATTGCAAATAAGCAGCAACATCCTCAGGCAACTGTTCATTGCTCTGTCTCTGGTCCATCAACTCATCAAATGAATTGATCTGCTTATTGTATCTTTTACCAATATATGAAAGAACTTTTTCTTCTGATAATTCCTCTTCTTCTTGTACTTCAGGTACCTGAGGTTCAAGGTGAGAAGTATCAATTTTTACTTCGTCAGTTACTCCATTGTTCAGCTCCTCTTCATGCTTCTTAAGCAATTCCTCTTCTACTTGCTGAACACTTTTTTCTTCTATGCCATCTAAGGCTCTTACTTTAATTTCCATTTTATTTAATTTTATTTTGACAAATTTAATTATTTTTTATTACCTCGGTTCAAACTCTGCTAAATCGAATCCATCTAGTGTATCCTCATTAGATTCAAAATTTAATGGAGGCAAGTTATTCTTTCTCTGATTTATCAATTTTGATTGCTCAGTATTCTGTTGGCTTATTCTTTTTGCCTTCTCCTTCTCCTTCATCATATCCCTACTAGCTAAAGCATTTTCTTTGATGCCACCTAATTGCATTTGGTATCTAAACTCCTCACCCATCAACATCCTCTTTAGATTAGCTTCTTCTCTAAGCTTCTCTATCTCAAATGCTACCTCAGCTTGTTTCATCTGCATCTTTGCCTGAGTCTCTAGCTGTATCTGTTGCATAGCCGCCTGAGCTGCCATCTGCTGAGATTGTAACTGCTGTTGAGCCATCATGGCTTGGTTCTGCATTGCCATCTTCTCTTCACGATCCTGCTTCTTAACTCTCTTAAGTTTAAGTAGCTGGTTTGCAAGTTTAAGGTTCTTTATCTCTCTGATGTCAATTGCATCCTCAAGATTAATATCTCCCTTAGACAAAGCAATCTGAATGTTCTGTTCTAGTTGAGCCTTCTGCTCCTCATCAGGAGATATCTCAATGAAGATACCAAAGTCATAAATATACAAATCTTTAATATCATCTAGTATGGATACATTATACTTACCAATCTTATTTGCAAAGTCATCCTTAAAGTCAGCGTACTGCAATATGTCTGCAACACGGTAGGTAAGGGCCTCAGCTAGTGATCTGTACACAAATAATCCACCTTCAAGTATATGACGTGTGGCTGTATTGGAATTTAAAGCAGCAAGCTTCTGAACCCCTACCAAAGCATTTGGATCTGGATTAGAACCATCCCTAGCTTCATTAAGACCAGTAACTGACCTAATCATATCTAGGTAATGGTTATAATTAGCTATGAGCATCTGTGTCTTAGATGCCCCTGAATTTGATGTGAGTTGCTGAATAGGAACTCTAGCATTATTAAACTCACCATCTTGAGTATAGCTACGACCAATAACACTACCTGTCTGGAAGTATAGCCTCAATGCATCCTCAGGATTGTATGCAGCACCTGTTCCCAAGTCAACCTCATTCAATCCATCTGCATCAATGAATACACCATCAGGAACTGTACGTGCAATTACTTGCTGTAGCTTTAAGTGAGTAAGCTGAATCAAATCAGCAAAAGGAACCATCCTTCTTACCAATGACTCAATTACTCCCTTATACATTCTAGGTGCTACTGCAACATAATTTGGCAACGCATGTTGAGATGTAGACTTTGGTCTAACCATGTTCTGGGAAAGTTCCCACTTCAACATAATGTTAGTGCCCATTACCATTACACCATCATACCATACGTCAATGGTCTTCTCAATCTTCTCAAAACGACCTTCCTCCATCATCTCTACAGGAGGATTAAACTGATCATTTTTCTCTATAACTCTAGACCCACCACCCTCAAGTATCTTCTTCTTGTATACTATCTTCTTGGTGGTCTTGTAGTTAAAGTAAAGTAAGGTACAGGTGTCTCTAGAAAATAGACTGTTCTCATAGAATCTAGCTACGTTGTAGTAGTCATACCAACTTTGAGAATATTTAGATATCTCATCCAACTGCTCATTTGTAAGAGTTGGGTCAATCTTTAAAAGCTCAGTCATTGGAAGAGTCTTAATCTCTCCCCAATAGAAACAATCCTGAAAATATGGGTCTTCAGTATAGCTGTAAACCACGTTGGCAGGGTCTACATAAGAAACCTGTACACCTGCACCAGGCAGAAATTCATGCTTTGCAACACCTATACCAATTACAGCTAAGTCATAATCTATACGCTTTCGTGTATCTTGGTAGTGGTTCTCATCAAATATGGTATTAATCGCCTCCTCCTCTGCTATCTCAATTGCTGGCTTATAATTAAGCTGCATGTATAGTGATAGCTCCTCGTCAGTCTCAGGGAGTTCATCAGGATTAGTTACAAATGGATTAGCACCTGTTGCATCCTGTATCTTTAACAATACATCCTTAGCCAACATTTGGCTTTCTATCATGTCCTGATACTTACTTCTCTTGGCCTGAGACATAGCATCCTGTGCATATGCCTTAACTTTGAAAAGTCTATCAGACATACCATTGACTACTATGTCAACAAACTTTGGAAGGATAGGAACTGGAGTCCAATCAAGGTTCAAGTAAGACAGGTCACCATCTATTGCAAGTTCATTCTTATATTTCTGAACTGATTGCTCGCCTCTTGCATAAAGACGTAGTCTGTGAAAATCTCCCCACTGATTATAATATCTGCATTGGTTGCCATCTTTTCGGAACCATTCGTATTGAATAGCCTGACCTACTTGAAGACCATATTCCATAGTTTCCTTCTCTGCATCAGATACAAACTGACTTGGAAAAGCTGTTGCAGATATATTAACTACTACGTCTTTCATTTAATAATTTGACTTATAGCACCTGTGTTTGTGTACCTTGCGAAATTAACACTAATTTTCGATTCTTTTTTCTCTGGTAAATATACGTGTTTTTGATTTGCCATAATAGCAAGCCCAGAACTAATTGAAGCATCATGCTTGGTACGGTCATTAATATCGAATTTTGCCCAGTCCTCAAGTGTTCTTGTGAACGGCATTGTACCTATCTCATCTGGAGATCTATAGGTTCCTGTCACATCGAATCCAATAAACTTCTCAATGTAGGACTCAATCGCTGAAGCATGTGACTGCTTTACTTCTTCAGAAGTATTTGGTATACCACCTAACTCACGCTCAGTTTTTGTAAGCTTATTTAATGGTCTATCTGGCCTGTTCATAGAGAATGCTCTATACCCTCTATTCTTAAAGTGATATAATATACGAGCTTTATTGTTTTCTGCAAGCATAGGCATACCATAAAATACGCAAGCCATTAATACTTCTTCAAAGAATATCTCTGCTGTCTGTGGTCTTGCTATGTACTCTAGAAAGAACTGATTAGCAGGAGCATCATCCATATGGTACTTTGTCATCCCATGTAGTGATCCATTTGAACCCCTTCCTCCAACTACTGCTGATATATCGTATGGGTCACAACCAAATGATCCAAGATGCTCGTTGCCAGGATACTTCAACCCATTTCTTGTAGCTACATTGTTCTGCATATTTAGTGGAGGTACCCAGCTGATTAAGAATCTACCCCTTTGATCTGGAGTCCATACAACCTTGCTGTCCTTTACCCCATCCTTCCAGTGGAATGAACCACGTGTAACAAGATGTGCCTCTATGTTTGAATCATTATAGTCTATCTGATGATAAATCTTTGTCAAATTAAATATAGATGACTTGCTCTCATCTCTGAATGCATGTGACTCCGTGCGTGGGAACTGACGATAAAACTCATTCAATGCATCAGCATCGTTCTTTAATGAATCAACCTCAGCCTCCCAGTAGTCAATAGCACCATTCTTTATCATTTGACCATCAACACCAAGAACAGGCTCACTAGGCTTTCTAACTACTGGCATTCCATACCTATCGATGAAACCTTCCATGTTCCACTCCATAGGTATAAACAAAGCATATAGCCCACTCTTTGTTTGACCATTAGCATTTCTGTTATGTACGTTAGAGTCCTCGTATAGTTTCTTATAGTTGTCTCCACCCTTACTCAATGCATTGGATGTAGATCCCATCATACACTTGCCAATAATCTTACTACCTACCCTAAGACAGGTCTTAGTTACCCTCCAGTTGTTTAGGATATTATTAGGCTTAGTCCATTTTGCACTGTTCATACTGATAGTAAAATCAGATAGAATAAGCTTGCGCTCATCATCATTCTCTGCATCTACTTGTATACCAACATACTCACCTCTATCAAGATACTCAACAGATACCTTATTTCTTCTGCCTGTAGAAGTAGGATTATAACCTTCAAATGATTTCTTTTCGGTTATCAAAGGTATCCTAGAAAGATCTCCAGATAGACTTATTTTGTATACATCAGTATTAAAATTAGATGTGCTATGAGAAATATTACTACAGCTTATGCCGCATGAAAGCGCAAGAGTTCTAATCTGTTCGATTAACCCTAGCTTATTCATTCCTATACTAATTACATTCTTCTTCTTGTCAGAGTGACCATCTGATTCAATCAACCCAGCTAGAAGTTGTAACCTAGACTCTATGGACGACTTCATATACTGATCAGGTATGTGCTTATTTTTATATACCCCAATCTTTCTAAGCTCTGAATTTATACCTTTAAACCTAAACTCCACTATCTTTTTACTTGTACTCTTTTTAAAGTCAAAGTCAATTCCCTTCATCTCAGCAATCCTCCCAAGGTACTGTAATATTTCAGGCTCCTCTTCCTTATTTACAAGTATAGTAAACTCCTGCTGACGACCATCACCAAGCCATAAACCTAATAGATATGGGGGTATACCATCGTAGTTGTCCGCCATCTCAACACCTTTTGATGTAACTCTTGTTAGATGTTGCTTCACAAACTTCGACTTAGATATGTACTCTTCAGGAGTCATTATCACTTCTTCATGTCTCCTGTTTTTAGGATTGAAAAAGTATCGATTAAATACAAGTCTATGGTTTTTTGTAACGACATAATCTTCTCCATAAGGCTGTCTCACTAAGTATCGGTCTGTTATACCATCTACTCGCTTCATCACAGTCTTTATCTTCCCCCCCTCAACCATCACTTTATCACCAACATTAATATCTTTTATTGACCTAAAAGTAAAGTCAGCCATTAACAACTTAGTATCAGGAGCATAGCACTCATCGTGAGCTAAGAATACTGCTATTTATTGGTACCACCTTATCAGTAAACATCTTCTTAGCATCAGCACCAGTCTTAGATAGTATACCTACACGAGAGTCTCTAGCAAGTGTGGCTATGTTAACGCACTCAGATGATGACATGAATGAGAATCCAGAACGTCTAATCTTTAGGTAAATCATACCAAATGATCTTGGATCAGCCCTACATGCCTCCCAGAATATAAAGAATATCCTATTAGCTTCACGGTAGTCTGCATACCCAACGTCAATACTAGACCATTGTAGGTACATGTAATGAGCACCAGTAATATACGTAGGCTTACCATTGTTCATGAACCACATCCCCTCTTCTCTTCTATCAAACTCCTGCTCGATATAGTCTACCCATCTATCTTTAAACTCAGCAGGCATCTCGTTCCAATGGAAGATTGACTGCACTCTATAAAGCTCTTTAGGTAGTTCTTCTCTCTCCCAGTATTGTTGCGAAATCTTTTCAGACCTTTTGTATACCTCCTTAGGTACAGCAGGCAACGCAATAGTTAACCCCTGTATACTTACAATCTCTCCTATCTGTCCAGTCTTAGAAATAACAACCATGTCGTACTGCTCATTATAGCCGTACTGCCATGATCTACCGCTGTTCTTTTTACTTACAGCATTCTGAGGAACGTGGTCCTTAACGATTCGATATAGATCTTCGCTCTGCAAATCCTTGTTTTGTTTCTGTCCTACTCACTCCCTTATCTAACATCTCAAGAGCTTCACGCTCAGACTCTATCCTATTTAAAATCTCAAAGGCATCAAATATGGCAAGCTTCTTTGTAGCTGCTGCATTCTTTAATCTGTCAGCAGATAGCTCACTCTCATCCTCAGGCTTAATGATGGCCTCCTTTGCTACTTTAATTAGCTGCTCAACAGCCTGATGACCAGCCTCAATAATCTTAAGTTTTATTTCTTTTGGATCTCTCATAGCAGTATAGTTATTTGATGATCGTACATTCTATATAGCTTCTCTCCATCTACATCAAACTCATACTCACTGTCTGGCTTGAAGCA